GGTGGCGGGGGCAACTTCAAGTGCGGCAGTGAAGAATGAGCCTATTTCTCTATCGGCGATTGTGGTGCCCACGGGCGCAGCGACGTGGAGGATTGCCTGCACCTCCAACACAGCCAGCCAACTGATTAAAGCCGCGACCCCTCAGTATGGGGCAGGGAACAATGCGAGCACTTTGGTGGCGCTCAAGATTCTGTGACCCTTCAGCGGAGCTCAGGGTCATGGTGAGGGATTCGAACCATGAGGGGAGACAATGAGACGACCAGCCTTTCTTTTCTTTCTGCTTGTGCTGACGCTTCGCAGTGCAGCACAAACACAGGTGATCGTAGACGTAGCTGCGGATAACCGCGACGCACGCTGGCGAGGGACAACCACAACCGAAAACCCGCCGACGGATGAACAACTGAACAATGGGGCCGGGAAAGTCACCGTAGCCAAGGAAACGAACTATGACGCTGCGTTTGCTTTTCAGGTTACTGGCCCGGCAAGTGGAGACACAATCAACAGCGCCACCATCCAGGTGAATGTCACTTACGATGGCTTGGTTGAGGCTTTCGCCATCCGAGGGGCGCTTGCCAACAACGTGTCGGTCTACGATGATGCGCACTCTCACAGCGTTACGACGCATCATGGGGCGCTGACTACCGCGAATGTCTCATGGAAACCGAGCGGAACGGGGAGCAAGACCAGTCCCGACATCAAAGATGTTCTGCAGGAAATTATCAATCAGCCAGGATGGGCGAGTGGAAATTTCTTGGCCATTGTCTTCGACCATACGCCGCTCGTTACTGTCGGGGAAGGAATGGGCTTTGAGGACTACTCCGACGCTGGCAACGACCCCGCGACGCTGACGCTTACCTACACTCCGGCAGGCGGTGGAGCAGCCCGTCGCAGAATCGTGGTGATTGATTGAGTGAGAAGACTCGAACATGCCGCGCTTACAGGCCCACTCAATATGAACAACTTTGGGTTCCGTGTGGCCAAACGGTACGACGCGAACAAAAATTGCCCATCTGCGACTTTCATTGGAATGCAGTCGCTGGGGTCGTGCTTTGGGCGCGTGACCAAGGAAAAGTTCTGCATATAGGAGACGATTATGCTTACGAGACTGGCTGTAGGGTTCTTGATTCTCTTTTCGCTGCTTTTGAACAGCGCAGGCGCGAACGCGCAAACGCCGCCAATCCCGCCCCAGCAGGAGGCGGTGATCCGAACGGTCCTGGGCATCCTGATTGACAATGGTTCTATCGTCGTCCCGAGTGACCTCACACGGGCTCAGGCCATAGACGCGATGGTCGGCGCATTGAAGGTTGCCGGCGTGAACCAGGACGCTACGAAGCTCTTTGAAAATATGCTCATCGGCATCGCTACGGACTTGGTCGCGGCCAGAAACAACATAACTACGGTGCAAACCGAGGCGACGAACCTCAAAGCTGACGTGGTCGCTCTTCAGGCGGGTGTCGCCGCGCTTGAGGGTTCTCAGGGAAGAACCTGGTCGGGAATGCCCTCCCCCCTGACGGAGTTTCAGGGTGCCACGGCGACCCGGACGAGAATTGACCTCTCGCCAACTTACAAAAGTGTTCGGCTGACAGCCAACCTGATCACCCCAGGGGCGGCGGGGTCCGTCCTGTGGGTTCAGTACAGTGGCGATGGAGCGACTTGGACCGACCTGATCACAGGCCGGCTGTCGCTTGCGACTGCTGGAGTCTTCGCTACACCCTGGGAAGTGATCCCGCCAGCAGCGGCTAAGGACGTGATCGTCAGGGTGGTGGGCTCCGGGGGCGACGGCACGGCGAGTCCTTCCTTCGGCCTCGTAACGATCGATGTGAAATGAAGCCAGCACCGCACTATTACCGGACGAAGTTCTTTGCTCAGATGAGGCGGCTCCTGATCTGGCTCACCGCGCCGATCATTGTGCTGTTTCTCGCATTTTGGATTGAGTGGATCATCTTCGAGGAGATGATCGGACCATTGCTCGACGGCAGGATGCCGCCGAGAAGGCTCGAGTGAATGGTTGAATGGTCGATTGGTTGATTGGTTTATTGAGTGACTGGTTTTCTGAGGGCGGTGGATGCCGAGGTACTGCGTGCGATGCAAGGTCGAGCTGCTAAAGAAAAACGGCCAGCCGGACCTCCGCCGGTTCTTCTGCAGCCCGGAATGCAAGCGGGAGGATCAGGTCGAGAAGCTCCATGCCCGAAGGGCCCGCCAGCGATGCTACGCCTGCGGGCAAAGGATTCCATCGAGCCTCGGATTTGTTATGCGTAACAAAGCACATTCTGCGCGATCTAGGGCTATTCCTGGGGCAGGTGGATTGGCCTTTTTCGGGGGTCGGTACCTATGAGCCAGGTCCGGATCTCAAAAGGCCAGCTTCGCCGGCTGTTGACCCTGTGGGGCCTCCTGGCGGCCAAGCAGGGATTTGACTCCAAGAACCGAGACCTGCGCCTGGTTTGGGCTGGAGGGATCCTCGAACGCCAGATTGCCTCCTATAAGGATATAACCCGGGAGGAAGCCAAGACCGTCATCGACCGTATCCAGGAGTGCCTCCCCCCGGAGGTTGTCCGCCGACGCCGGCCTGATCGGAGACAGGCCAGAGCCTATGGCACGGCGGGGCGGAAATCGGTTCATCGGAGGACTGGGAAGATTGGTTTAACGGTTCAGCGGTTCAGTGGTTTGTTGGCCAATGAACCAGTCGGCCAATCAACCAATCAACCGACTGTCGATATGGTGGACCCGCCGACTCTCGAGCTCCTAGCCACACTCAAAGCCAAGTTGGGCTGGGACCAGGCCCGGTTCGAGGCTTTTCTTCGGTCGCCCAGCTCGCCCATCCCTGGGCGCGACCAGATCGACACTATGGGCCAGGCCAATGCGGTGATCTGGGCGCTCAAGGCACTACTCCGCAAGCGGCGGATCGGGCCATCGGTTGAGCGGTTGAATGGCCAATCAACCGATCAGCCCATCAACCCTTCGGCGAAGCTCAGGGTTGCCCTGAGGGATTCGAAGGGCAACCAATCAGTCAAGCCATGAATTGCCCGGACTGTAACTCGCCGACCAAGGTCATTGACACGGCCAAGCTCAGGAATGCCGTCTTCCGCACTCGCCGGTGCAAAAATCCCCACTGCGCCCGGTTCATCACCACCGAAGAACGCATCGAGCCTTCCATTCACAAACACGCTCGCGCCGCCCTGTTCGGCGGCACTGCCCGCATTTTCCACCCGAAAGAAAATTAGCCCCCGCACAAGATGTTGTCCTAAATTTCTTGATTTCCAGCTAGCGACGCGTCAAAAGAAGATGTGTGGCTCCAATCCACCTCGTTGGCCTCGTGCGAGCCAAGACAATCGCCTTTGGTCTCGCCGGGCCTTTCGAAGTCCTGCGCAACATCAAAGCTGACCCTTCGGCGGAGCTCAGGGTCACGCCGAGGGACTCGAAGCGTGAGGGCCCACCTCAGAGCCAGAAGATTCCCGGCCATGTTCTCGTCTGCGGGCTCGTGGACCGGGAATCTTCTTGGAATACCTATGCGATTCGGAGCGAGCGCGGGTTCTGGGCACGCTACGGGAAGAGCTATCGAGATCACTTTCCAAAAGAGGTCTGGCTGCGTTACCCGGAAATTTTTTCAGCGAGTTACGGACTCATGCAGGTCATGTATCCGGTGGCTCTGGAGCTGGGGGCGAAACTGCGCTTTCCTACTGAGCTTTGTGATCCGGAGCTTGGCATCGAGTGGGGTTGCCGGATCCTGCGCAAGAAACTGGATGTGGCCAAAGGCAACATCATGAAGGCGCTGCAGTTTTATAACGGGGGGGGAAACAAGAACTACGCGAGCGAAGTGCTCGAGCTGGCGAAGAAGTACGAGGGGATCTCATGATTCCGAGCCGGGGAAGGAGCAACAAACTTGAGTGCCGAAACTGGGGGTCGGTTCCCCGGCTCGTTTTTGTTTGGTTTCCATGAGGAGGAAGGATGACTCGTGAACAGGCATTGAACCTGGGGAATCAACTCGGCGATGTGGCGCTGCTGTTTCTCGATCCGGTCCCGAACAAGGAACAGATCACCCAGATCATCTCGGAAGCGGTGGACGTCGCCGTGGCCGGCGCCAGTGCCGGGGTGATCAGCGAAGAACAACGCGCCGCAGCCGCGTCGAACATTGGCGAGGGATTTCTCCAGAAGCTCAACACGGCTGAAGCCTCGCCGCTGAAACTGGACTGATCGGGTGATTGGTTCATTGGTTGATTGCTTGATTGGTTGATCAGTTCAACCGTTGAACCGCTGAACCGATTAACCGTTGCTCCATGGGCTTCTGGTCCAAACTCGGCAAAGTTTTTCGTGTAGTCCGCCGCGGCGGACAAGTCGCCGCGCCATTTGTCGGCAAAAATGTCCCGGTGCTGAACACAGTCATGGCCGCGGTTGACTTAGTCGAAGGACTCGGCCCCGGCACGGGTGAGAAGAAAAAAAGTCTGGCGACCGGGATCGCGTTGAATGCCCTGAAGACCGTCGAGGGCCTTGCCGGGCGTGATCTTTGCGACGAGGAGAAAGTGGCTGCATCACTTGGCCCATTGATTGATCTTGTGGTCGAGTATCGCAACTTGACTTCGTGGAAAGCGGCCGGCGAGAAGAGATGAGTCCCGTTCCAATCGATGGCGCCTGATGGAACGGAGACACTCGGTGACCCTGGAAAAGATTGGAACGGGATGAACGCGGACAAGAAACCGGGATGGTTGTCGCGATTGGGCGACAAGATCGGCCTTGCTGCCGGGGCTACCGGCCTCGGTCTGGGTCTGGGTTTCGCCAAGATGCTGTTTGATCTCTACAAGTCCGACCGCGCCATCGGGCTCCAGGTGATTGACTCGGCACCATTGCTGGTCGCTCTGCTTTTTACCTTGGCCCTCTGGCATATGCAGTCCGAGAAACAAATCGAGCAACAGCGCCAGGGGGCGGCCGCCCTGGCCGATCTGGCCGCAGCCAATCGCGAGGTAGGTGTGGCTCTCAAAGCCCTTTCAGAAAAAGATGACCGCCGGGCCCGCGAGCAGGACATCATGCTCGATCACCTCACCCGCACCATGGAGCGCGTGGAGGAACGCACAGGGAAGATCACGGAGTGGATCGATGAGCAGCGAGCGAAAGGCAGCTAGCGCCGAGTTCAACAGGCGCATCCGGGGCAAGATCCTGACTGTCGTTTACGAGAACCAGGAGCGCCAGGGGACACGGTTCGACCACGTCCACCTGCATGCTTTCTTTGAGCGGTTGCATTTCGACCTGAGCGAGAACGAGCTGATCACCCTGCTTCAAGACCTGCGCGAACGCGGCTACCTGATCTTCGATGAGGTCAAAGACCGGCGCACCCATGAAGTCTCGATTTTCCGGATTCAGATCACCCCTGGGGGCCGGGACATCGTCGAGGAGATTGAAGCCGACAAAGCCGTGAGCATTGAGTGACGATGAATGACCCTTCAACGGAGTTCAGGGCGAGCGGGACAACACAAGCCAGGGTATCGCAGGCCCCGTACGGGCGAGCCGAGAAAAACGCGGCAATCGCTGGCCATCGACCGCATGGAGCAGAAAGTGCGCGACGAGATTCTTGCTCTGCGCGCCCAGGGGAAGACTTGGGAAGAAATCGAATCCGCCTCGGTCAAATTTGCCGGGCAGCGCTTGCCGCATACGTCCTTGCATCGCTGGTACGATCTCCGCGTCGAACAAGTCCAGCGCGAAGTTTTGGCCCAGGCAGAACGCGCCCGACAGCTCGCCGCCGCATTCGCTCAACGAGGATTCTCGGAGCTGCCGGAAGCGACTGTGAATGCTCTGTCATCCGAAGTTTTCGGGTTGATGGAAAGCGCCTCCATCCAGGACCGGGAGAAAGCTCTGGGCAACCTTTTGTTTTTGCTGACTAAGCTCATGACGGCTCGCGCCAAAGAGAAATATGTCGAGATCGAGAGCCGCAAACTCGACCTGGCACGCAGGAAATTCGAGGAACTGAAGCAGAACGCAGACAGGGCAACGAATGAAGCAGCCGCCAAACTCGGCAAGGGGAAAGCGCTCACCCTCGCGGATATCAACCGCATCCGTGAGCGTGTCCTCGGGCTTGACCCGATTGCCGCCAGTCATCCAGCTTAGGCCCTACCAGCAACGCTGGGTGGATGATGCGACGCGGTTCAAGATTGCGGTGAAGTCCGCCCGCATTGGCTTTTCCTTTGCCACCTCGGCCGAAGCCGTGCTCGACTGTTTGGCCCGGCCGGGAACGACCTGGACGGTGCTGAGCCACTCGAAGCCCGGAGCGAAGGAATTCATCGAAGAAGGTGCAGCCAAGATCGTGCGCGCGATCGAGGCCGTGGCCCAGGTGGACACCGAACTTTTTTCTGACGAATTCGGTGAGACAGATATCCTGGTCCACCGCGTCAGTTTTCCTAATGGCTCGCGGATCCTGGCACTGCCGGCGAATCCTCGGACGGCACGCGGCTACCCCGGCAACGCCATCCTGGACGAGTTCAGCCATCATGAGAAGAGTTATGGTGTCTGGGCGGCAGTATCTCGCCAGGTCGCCCTGGGCCACAAGCTGCGTGTGCTTTCGACCCCCAATGGCGAACAGGGCAAATTCTTCGATTTGGCCAAAGGTTTCGCACTGACTGATGGCGTGGCCCCAACTCCCAATCCGGTGAAGCAGGAAGGATGGTCCTGCCACTGGGTGGATGTCGTGATGGCGATTGCCGAGGGTTGCCCGATTTCGCTGGAAGAACAGCGGCAGCTCTACAAGGGCGATGACGACACGCTTGCCCAGGAATTTTTCTGCGTGTTCCTGAAGGCCGTGGGCGCGTGGCTCCCGCTGGAACTCATCGCTAGTGCCGAAGACGCCGGTGCGTCGCTCGATTGGCCGGCCGGCTATGCCCCTGTTGGCCCGGTCTACTGCGGGATTGATGTGGCGCGAGATGGCGACCGCACTTGCCTCTGGATGGACGAATACATCGGTGACGTGGCTTGGACCAGGAAAGTCCTATGGCTACATAACGTGCCGTTCTTCCGCCGCGACAAGATCAATGACCAGGCGCGGATCCTCCTTCCCTGGGTTGAGCTTGCGACGCGCACTGCCATGGATTCGACGGGGATCGGCCTCGGACTTTATGAGTTTCTCGCTGCCGAATGCCCCGGAAAAGTGATGGGGGTGAACTTTGCCGGGTCAGTGAAAGCTGCCGCCGCCGGCGCGCAGAGCATCGGCCCGGAGACAGTAAAGATCAAGACTGACCTGGCAGTGCGGATGAAAGGGCGATTCGAGAAAGGACGCAACCGCATTCCACATGATTTGGAGCTGCGCCAGGAACTTCAGTCGGTGAAGCGGGAATTCTCCGGCGGCGCCATCAAGTTTGACGCGCCTCGAATCGAAGTTGACACGCCTGGCGGCGGAAAGAAAAAAGTTTATCAGCACGCCGACCCCTTCTGGGCCAAAGCCTTGAGCGATCTGGCAGCCGAACAGCCCGGACTCTCGACTGAGTTTCATGCCAGTGCCCAGCGGCAGGCCTGGGCGCAGATGGGAGCGTACTAATGGGAAACTGGTTGAGTGGTTTATCGGTTAGGTGGCAGGTTGGGGTCCCTGCCGATGAACCAATTGACCGGTCAACACGTCAACTGCGATGAGCACTGGACCACAAATCGTTCCTGCTCGCCCCGAGACGGGGGAAATCCTCACTGCCGGAGTGCGCACGGCACTGGCGCGTGTGCAGACGCAGATCTATGCCATCGAAGACCCAACGCAGGTCTGGACACAGATGTTGAATGACTCCCAGGGCGCCTTTCTCTATTACCGCGATCTGGAAGAGAAGGATGACCATGTCGGCGGACAACTCGAGATCCGCAAGACCGGGGTGTTGAGCCTCGACCGGAAAATCGTTCCGGCATCCCAGGACGCTGAAGACACCACCCGAGCCGAGTTTGCTCAAGAAATTCTCGACGCCATCCCGAACTTTCATCGGGTCCTGGAAGAGTTGCTCGATGCTCCGGCCTACGGCGTGACCATCGCCGAGATTCTCTGGGATATCGAAGGGTCAGTGGTCCGCCCGCGCGAGATCAAAGCCTGCCCGCAGGAGATTTTCAGTTTCGGCCGCATTGGTGAGCCGCAGATCGGGCCACTGCGCCTGCTCGCCAACCCGTACGCCTTGGACGGCCACCCCGTTCCGGAACACAAGTTCCTGGTGATGAGCTACGAGCCGCGGAATGGCAATCGGCGCGGCCGGCCTTTGCTCCGCCGCGTCTTCTGGCCTTCGTGGTTCAAGCGGCAAGCCACGCGCTTCTGGCTGCGGTTTGGCGAGAAAGGTTCCGGGACAGTGGCCGTGAAATATCCCTCCGGAGCGAAACAGGACGAAATTAACAAAGCGCTGCAAGCGGCTGAGGCCTTGGTCGAGTCCATTGCCGTAGCTGTGCCCGAGAATCTCAAGGTCTTCGAGGAGTTGCTCCAGGCGGTGCGCAGTCAGAATCCGGCGGTATTTGAAAAACTGTGTGACCGGATGGACTTGGCCATCAGCCGGCGGATCCTGGGGCAGACCCTGACCAGCTTCGGGGCGGAAGCCGGAGCCGGCTCGCGGGCGCTGGGCGAAGTGCACGAGACTGTCCGGTTCGATATCCGCGAGAAAGACGCTCGGGCACTGGAGTCGGTCATCAACGACCAGCTCCTGAAATGGACCTGGATTTTCAATTTCGGCGCCGATGCTGCCCGGCCGGCTTGGGTGATTGACAAAGAACCTCCGGCAGACCTGGCCCTCGAGAGCCAAATCGATCTGCGACTGCAGCAGATGGGCATGCCCGTCCCGCAGCGCTGGGCGCAGAAGAAATACGGCATCCCGGAGCCTGAGGAAGATGAGGCTGTGCTCGAGCCCAGGGTAGCGGCGTCCCCTTTTGGGCCCGCGTTTGCTGAGGTTCCGGGTGAGGATGATTTGAAGAAATTGCGCACCGCATCGCTCCAGAAAGCCCTGGATGATTACGCCGCGATGGTGAAACGGATCGTGGCCGAGACGAGAGGGAAATTTGGCCGCCAGAGTTGAGCCAATCCGGGCAGGGCAATTACCGCCGCCTATTGAGCCGGAAACTTTTCGGCTCGTGGAGACGCTGGCTGACTATATGACTGGTGCCGATCTGCTGGGAAGACTGCATGTTCTCAGTGAAGCGAAGATGTTGCCTCGGGAAATTCGCGACCGCCAAGGGCTCAGAAAGGCCCTCACTGAGAAACTTGTCACTGCTCCTGGCTTCGCTGAACTCACTCCGGAATCTGTGTCCCCTTCAGGCGCACTGAATTGGCTCCGGTCGCTGACGTCGTTTACTCGCGTGGCTTACGACAAGCTTCGGCCACAGTATCGCGAGGCTGCTTTCACCATCGCCAAAGTGGAGGAAGTTCGCCTGCTCGACGCAGCAAAAGATTCGCTCGACCGCGCCCTCGCGACGGGCTCGACGGAAAGGGAATTCATCCGGGATCTCAATGCCGCATTTGACAAGGCTGGGGTGACTCGGCTCGCTTCCCATCATGCCCAGACTGTCTTCCAGACGAATATCCAGACCGCCTACGCCAATGGGCGTTTCCAGCAGCTCGTTGACCCCGATGTTGTGAAGGCATTGCCCTATTGGCAGTACGTCACTGCCGGCGACGACCGCGTGCGCCCCGCACATGCTGCGATGGACCAGTTTATTGCTCGGTGGGACGACGACATCTGGCACGAGTGGTATCCGCCGAACGGATATAACTGCAGGTGTACAGTCGTTGCACTCGGCCGAGACGAAGCACACGAGCTCGACCCGAATGCCGATCTGGCCGCCGGTGGACGCATTCCGGCAATAGAGGGGGCCCCGGCAGCGCCCGATCAAGGTTTTGCTCAGTTGCCTCAGCACTTGCTGGCCATGTTGGCCCGAGGAATGGGAGTCTGAATATGCCGACGAAAAAAGAAGAAGACGGCGAACATCCCGCGAGCCACTACCTGGTCGTGGAGGATCCTGACAGTCCCACAACCTGGCACTTGCGCGTGAAAGGGCCCGATGGCAAGCCGGACCATCGCTTGATGGGCGCGGCCTGGGCAGCGCTGCACGGTGGGTATCGTGGGAACCGGTATGAGGGGCCGAACAAAGAAGAAGCAATTCGAAAATTGAAGGCGCTGTACCGAGCCGAGGACATGGAGATCCCGGAGATGGCTGACCTGGACGGCAAGTGGATCCCGATCTTCGAGGCTGGTGACTACGGCGAGAAGGGCAACTGGCCGGTCGAGCGGCTGGACGAGCTCGTGCGCAATTATGATCCGAACCTCCATGAAGCTCCGGTGGTGATCGGCCATCCTGAGCTCGACAAGCCGGCATTTGGTTGGTTCGAGGCCCTGCGCCGGGTGGGGAATTTCCTGGAAGGGAAGTTGCGCCAGGTGCATGAAGGCTTCGAGACGTTGCTGAAGGAGGGCCGCTTCAAGAAACGTTCTGTCGCTCTCTACACCGACCCGGTCGGCAAGTTGCCGGCGCCTTATCTCCGGCACGTCGGCTTTCTCGGAGCTGTGCCGCCGGAGGTAAAGGGCCTGCCCGATCTGGCTTTTGTGGATGGAGATTTTTCTGAGGTCGAATTCGACCAGGAGGAAAAGATGGACTTGAAGCAAATCAAGGAGACTGTGGCGGAATTTCTCCGCGAGAAGTTCGGCGGCGGTGAGCCCGCGCGCGGCGCTGGGCTTTCTGATGACCAAGTAAAATCGGTCATCCAGGAGGCAGTGAAGCCCTTCACGGAGAAGATCACTGCGCTCGAGACGAAGCTGACCGAGGCTGACAAGCGCGAGGAAGACCGCAAGAAGGAAGCCGGGAAGCAAGCGATCGCTTCCGCGGTGGCTGCGGCCAGGACGCGCGTGCAGCAATTCATCGAGCGGCTCAAGCCCGCCGGGCGCTGGGTGCCCGCGTTCGAGCGCCTCGGGCTGCCAGCACTGATGGAGC